ATAATTGTTTTGCAGATACTGTATCATTGTTCTGCGTAGGGTATCAAAATCATATGAAGCAAAATCGCTTTGCTGAAAAGATCTGTATATCTTTTGCCAGTCCTGTGAGACTAGTAAACTGTTTTGTCTATCTGTTGTGGCCATGTTATGTGTGTATTTATTTTAAAGAATTATGTGCGTACTTATTAGTATCCGCTGGTACCAGCACTTGCAACAGCCTGCGATTGTCCACCACTGATAGGATTGGAAGTAATTTCAAGTCCACTTTCTTGATTAAATCCTAATGTAAGTGATTCTGCTATGTTATAAGGAATATATGTTATTTCAAGTGCTATATTAAGTCCGTATTCTTGTTGCTGTATTTGTAGTGTATCTAATCTCCACCTAGGGTCTCTGCCAACGATTTCAATTACATCGTCCTCCACTAACTTGCTAGTTTCTGCCGAGAATGGTTCAAAGATTAAATCATACACAATAGTTCCGTATTCTGGAAGTTCTAATTTTTCGCCTTTTTTAATGTAGAATGCATTTAAGAGATCAGTT